CGTTCAAAGACTCCAAAACTCCGACTATGTGGTCGGTCAGGTTTGGGGCAAAAAAGGACCGAATTTTTACTTGCTGGATCAGGTAAGAGGCCAATGGGATTTTGTCAAAACTAAGGAAATGGTCCGAGTTTTGGCGCAGAAGTGGCCGCGGGTTGTCCGGAAGCTGGTTGAAGACAAGGCGAACGGCTCGGCGGTTATTTCGGAGCTGAAATCTACGGTTTCGGGATTTGTTCCGATAACGCCCACTGAATCGAAAGAGGCCAGAGCCTCCTCTGTTACTCCCTACTTCGAAGCCGGGAATGTTTTTATTCCGGAAGACAGTGCAGCTCCTTGGGTGCCGCATTACGTCAGTGAGTTGCTTGAGTTTCCCGCAGGCTCTCACGATGACCAGGTGGACAGCACAACTCAGGCATTGAACTATTTCCGCAGCGGCTCAGGCGTCATTCTGACCCGAGAGCAGATGCAGCAGGCACGTTTTAGATTTTGAAAATCATGAACCAACTAGACGAAAACAAACGCCGAAAGATCAATCAAAAGATCATCGATGCGGCAGGCTCTCGCTTCGTGCCTCCTAGAACATCGTTCTCTCCGGAGGAGGCTAAAACGCTCTTTTATCCTCCGATCACCTTGAACACAAAAGAGCCGGAGAAAGAAGAGTCTCGTTTCACAAATGATGCCGCGATTGGCTCGAGTTTCAATGCGTACTATGCATCGTTGACGCAGCACGCTTTGGATCTAGGACAGTTCCCGATGACTTCATTCGTCGGCTACGGTGTCCTGCAGAATATCGCCCAGAACGGCATGATCCGCACCTGCATTCAGACCGTGGCTGATGATATGTGCCGGGAATGGATTCAGGTAGAGGGCGGTGAAGACGAATCGGCGGATAACGTTAAGAAGCTCCAAGATCTGCAGGAGAACAAATATCGACTGAGGAAGCTCTTTAATGAAGCTCTGAGCATCGTTGGTTTCATGGGCGGATGCTTCATTTTCGTTGACACTGGAGTGGAAGGAGAGGATTTAAAGCTTCCTTTGAACTACTCAGACAAGTCGGCCGAACTGGTTGGCGAGGATAAAACAGTCAAATTTATCGTTATCGATCCGGTGAATGTTTCGCCTGGTTTCTACAATGCCAACCAGCCGCTCAAAGATGATTACCTTAAACCAAAGTCTTGGTTTGTTTTTGGGCAAGAGGTGCATGCATCTCGTCTTATTCGACTGGTTGACAATGAACCTCCGCTGCTTCTTCGACCTGCATACAACTTTCTTGGCATTCCTCAAGCTCAGATCCTTTGGGACTATGTGCTGCACTGGAACAAAGCCAGAGAAACGGGCGTCAGCATTCTGGAGAAACTCAACCTCACGGTATTCAAAACCAATTTTGCTGAGGCTTTTGAGGCTGGCGGGATCGAGCAGTTAGACGCAAAGATGATGCTTCTACAGCGTTATCGCTCGAACGAGGCAATTTTTGCCTGTGACTCGTCTGAGGACCTGCAGAACATCACTCTGACGATCTCAGGAGTTGAAGGCATCATCCGGCAGGCATTGGAATTCATTGCGGCTATCAACCGCACGCCTGCGGTCAAGCTCCTCGGAATCTCTCCGAGCGGTTTCAATGCGACCGGTCAGAGCGACATCCGGAATTACTACGACCACATCAAGTCGAAGCAGGAGCTCAATCGAGACGCAATTCAAACTGTCTTGAAAGCAATCCAGTTGGTGGAATTTGGACACGTTGATCAGTCCATTACATTCAAATTCAACGAACTCGGAGAGGCAGATGCCGCGGCCACAGCAATCACAGCTAAGACAAAGGTCGACATGCTTGCTGTTTTACAAGATCGCAATGTTCTGAGTGCTGAGGAGGTTCGTGAGTTTGTCCGACGCGATTCCGATATGGGTTTGGACTTCATTCCGGAAGGCTTGCCAGAGGGGATGGAAGGCGAACTCATGACTGACGATCCAAGTCAGCAAAATGAGCTGATGAACAACTTTCTGAAACAGCGATCGGCTGAGAACGTGGCGCCGGCGCCGAAGACTGATGAAGACAAAGCTGGAGAGATTTTCTAATGAAGACTGCTCGTGCTGTTCAGCCGAACTTAGGCAGACAAGCAAAGTTCAAAAAGAAGCTTGACTCCTTTTTGAAATCCTTCAGAAATAGGATTCTCAACGAGATTCTTCTTTACCTCTCTGATGCTGGCGGCTTGACTGAGGACGCTTCCTTAACGTTCCGTCCGGACGATCCTCTCGATCGCGCACGGCTTCGGAATATCAAGGAACGAATCAACCGCTTGGTCCTTCGTGATCCGGATCGATTCCGTCGCAATGTTGACGAATTCATAGCCCGCAACATGGGCAACTGGATGAGAACGGCGGATCGAGAAACACGTCAGATTGCTGAGTGGTACGTGAAAAACCTTGCCGCTGATGTCTCGACAGCTCAAAAGGCATCGCTTAAGGCGGCGGGTATTCCTGATTCCGTTTTTGCTTACGAGATGAGGCAGACGCGCAAGCACTTCTTCATCACGCCTCAGGCAATAAATGAACTACCAGGAATGGTTGCCGACACGACGAGCCTCATCAGCAACATCACAACATCCGAGCTGGCAAATATCCGTGGTGCTTTTATGGATGCGTATGAAGGTCACGGGACCTACTCGCAGATTGTCGAGGCCCTTGGACGATCTTCTTCATTTACGGCTCAACGAGCTCAGCGTGTGGCAATTGACCAAACTCTCAAACTGAATCAGCAGATTCAGCAGGCCAACTGCAAAGGGCTCGGTGTCACTCGTGGGATTTGGATTCACGTCCCCGGAAAGTACACAAGCCGAGAGAGCCACATCGAAATGAATGGAAAAGAGTTTGATTTGTCTAAGGGCATGTATGACAAAGAGGTCGGCAGAAATGTGATGCCGGGAGAACTTTATTTTTGCAGGTGCCAATTCAGGGCCGTTTTACCTGATTAACCAAAAGTGAAAAAGCCTCAATCCGTACCGGTCTGAAATCAAAATCCAGGAGTACGGAAGAGGCTTATTTCGACTTGCCGATATTTTAGCCCCTGAAGAAGAAACGGTTAAGGAGATTTTGAGTTTATGGGCTAGGAGCAGAAGAAGTGGAAACAAGTAAAGAAAGCAGAAGTGTTGCACTTGACTCTACAAGCGTCAGAACCGTAGATGACAATGGATTCCTTCATGTCGAAAAATCTCCGCTGACGCGTGTTCAAGTGGCGCCTTATTACGGGAAGGAGATCGCAGGCTGGCGAGAGCTCGGACTTGATCCGGAGAAGATCTATCACGCCTATCGACCGTCTGAAGAACTTAGTTCTCCCGAAACGATTCAATCAATTAACGGTATCCCGATTCATCTGGAGCATCACGATGATCACGGAGCACCCGAGAATAAACAAACTCGGGTCGGCACTACCGGAACGGACGGAGCTTTTGAGGCTCCGTTTTTAGTTAACTCTCTCCACATTTACGACAAGGACGCACGTAGCAGGATCGAGGACGGTTCAATGCGTGAGTTGAGCCTGGCCTATACGTTCGAGCCCGACTTCACGCCGGGTGAGACACCTGATGGAGAGAAATACGACTATGTGCAACGCAAGATCAGAGCGAACCATCTTGCGCTTGTTGAAACTGGGCGCGCTGGGCCTGAGGTAAGAGTTCGCGATTCTAATAAGGACTTTCTCAATATGGAAAAAGATGACGCTGTTGAGCAGGCTGAAGTGACGTTAGCAAAGGCGATTATCGATTTGCATTCCGTTGATCCCAACGGAAAAATCGTTGACGGCGCTCAAGATGATGACAAAGACGCGATGATTCAAAAAATCATCGAAGGACTGAAGGCAAAAGGCTTGACGGACGAAGCAGCTGAAAAGCTTAAGACCACTCTGTCTGACCTGGCCTACTCTCAGGCTACAGGAGACGAAGATCCTAAGCCCGATGATCAAAAAGAGGCACAGGACGATGATCCGGAGCTCGATGAAAAGATGAAGGATCCAAACTTCAAGGCTGGTTTTGAAGCTGGGGTTCTCTACGGTGAAAAACGTGAAAAGGACGATCCTAAACGCCTCGATTCTGATCACGAACGCGAAGGCGAAGAACGCTATCTCGAAAAAGAAGCAGCAGATGCACTGAAATCCTGTGGCCTTGATGAAGCTTCTGAAGAAGAGAAGAAGGCTTTCGCCGCCGGATTGAATTACGCCCAGAAGAAAGATGAAGGCGCACAAGATGAGGATCCGAAACCTGAAGACGGCAAGGAAGAGAAGAGCTCTGCTTCTGACTCCATGAAGGTTCTCAGAAACGCCATCTACTCTGAACTGGCCGCAATCGAAGAAGTCAAACCGGTGTTAGGTGTTATCCGTGCCGGATCCTATGACTCTGCAGGTTCCATCTATGTGGCAGCACTCAAGAAACTCGGTTTGAAAAACATCCCTGCTTCCGAAGCTCGTTCTGCATACCGCGCTTATATGCAAGGTCGAAAGGCCTTAGCTGGTGCGAAAGACTCCGGCGCCAAGGTGAGCGAGAAGCCGACTGCCGTCAGCGCAATTTTGAACAATGTTAAATAAATAGGAGATTTTTTGATGCTTCAAAAATCTGTAGGTCTCTATCCTGCTATCGGTATTCCGGGACAGCAGTTTGCATTCAATCAGGCCGTCTACACGCCTCAGAACTATTTGTCTGACGGTACTGTCCAGTGCGGTGGTTTTGCGTTTGCTGTGGCCGCATCCACAACCGGAACAGCAGTGAAATTCCCCATCGCTTCTTTGAAGGGCTCTGCAGGGGACAAGCCGATCGGATTTGTTGAGCGCACGTTCACAGCGTCCATCGATCTGGGCACAGATACTCCGGATATTTACCCGGAGGGCTCTGAGCTGACGATTGCCGTTCGAGGTGATTACTACATCGTTGCTCCCGCAGCCGCCACGGTCGGTCAGGCAGTTCTTTGCAATCCGACTACCGGCGCCATCACGTTTGGTGATGCCGGGGCCACAAATGACACTGGTTGGACAGTTCAGACCGCCGGCGCTAAGGGCGACACGATCATCATTTCCAATCACGGCCTCGGTTACAAGCCTGCCGCGACCGGATCCTAATCTGAGGTAAAAAATGAACGATTTTGAATTAGCTAAGCAAAAAGGTGTGCATGGTGTGGAAGCAAAGGGATTCATGTCCTATTCCACCGACGCAAAGGGCAAGATCAACGTCGACTACGATGCGACAGTTAAGGCAATGGCTCGAGATGCCGCATTGCAGACTCCTGTGTCTGTCGGCGTCCCGTCCGTCTTCACGACATTCATTGACCCGCAGGTCGTCCCCATTTTGTTTGCCGCCCAGAACGCTACAAAGATCTTCGGCGAAGAACGCAAAGGCGATTGGACTGACAACTTCTTCACCTTCCCGGTCGAAGAGTATGCCGGCAATGTGACTCCTTACTCTGACTTCGCAGAGAACGTCTCCACAGACGTGAACGTGGAGTACCCGACACGCGAAAACTTCTTGTTCCAGACTGTTATTAAATACGGCGACCGCGAAGTCGGTCTTGCGGCCAAGGCCAAGTTGAATGTTGTTTCTTCTAAACAACAGGCCTCTGCCTACGTTATGGCGATGGCTCACAACAAGTTTGCGCTTTATGGTGTCGAAGGTAAGAAAGTCTACGGTCTTTTAAACGACCCGAATCTCAATGCTTCGATTTCTCCGATCTCCATCACCACAGGTTCTACTGCTAACTCTACGTGGGCGGCAAAGTGCGCGGCACAGCCTGAAAAGACTGCAAACATTGTCTATGCGGACATTAACAAGCTGTGGGCTGAAATCAGCAAGAATAACGGCGGTCTGGTTGATCAGAACTCCCGCATCATTCTCGCTGTCAGCAACACCAGAGCTCCGTACCTGACCGAGCCGAACTCCTTCGGACTTACGGCCATGACCATGCTCAAGCAGTCCTTCCCCAACATCGAAGTAGTTCAGCTTCCTGAGCTGACTACAACCGCTGGTGAAATGCTGTACATGACTGTCCCTGACCTGTTTGGCATTGAGACCGGTATCTGCGCATTCTCTGAGAAATATTTCTTGGGTCGTGTGGTTCCGGAAATGTCCAGCTACAAGCAGAAAGTGGTGGGCGGAACTTGGGGTGCTGTTATTCGTCGTCCCAGCCTCGTTGCCACGATGCTCGGCATCTAACCTGAACTAACCAGCTACGGAGGCCCGATCTCTCGGGCCTCTTTCTTAGGAGATTGAAAATAATGGCTCGTACCAACACCACAACTAAAGCAACATCCGGAAAAGTTGTCGCAGATAATTTCAGCAATACTCAGAAGAAGAGCGCCGCTAAAACCCAGTCTACGGTGATCATTGCTTGCACCCTGGCACACGGCCTCAAATTTGATGACGTGCCGAACGGCAATGGCGGAACAAAGACGATTATTTTCCCGGGCGTTAATGATTCGCTTAAAGGAAAACGCGACGGGATTCTGCTTGGCAAAGGAAACTCAGTCGCATTCCAAATCGACAAAGAGGACTGGGAAAATATCAAGCGCATGCATGGCCAGGAGGCTGTGTTTACAGGTGTGAATGGCGGCCTTCCGTGTCTGCTTGAGATGAAATCAGTTCAAGAATTCAGAGGCCGCGAGGACGAGTTAAAAGAAGCGTCCCACGGCCTCAATCCGATCGATCCTGAATCGGTCAATGTTGAAGAAGTTAAGAACGAAGAAGGTTAACAAAATGACTGTCGTCGTCTTTGATCCTGACAAATTCCGAATCCTTCATCCTGCGTTTTCGGATGAAGTTAAATTTCCGGACGAAACACTGCAGTTCTACTTTGATTTGGCGGTGGAGTTTGTAGGGAATACAGACGCCGACAGCTTTGCTCCCTATGATCCGGACAACAAGATCTATACAAGGGAGCGCCTTCTTGATCTTGCAACCTGCCACCTGCTGACACTCAGCCAGCAGCCGAACGGTCAGGTTGGCAGGATTGCTAGTGCTACGCAGGGAAGTGTGAGTACCAGCTTTGACCTTCTGAAAACGAATACTTTTGTCGGAGATTGGTGGGCTCAAACCCAATGCGGCGCCATGTACTGGACCCTGACGGCCAAATATCGAATTGGCGGCAGAGTTTATCCGGGAAACAATTACCATCCGTGGGGATGATGATGGGCATCAACATCACATCTAACAATGCTTTCAAAAAGCTGTCAGAGAAGCTCAAGGCCGACGCCAATAAAAAGCTTGAGATCGGAATAATGATTCCGGACATTGCCAGCATTGGGATGTATTTGGAATATGGGTGGACTCAATCAGTGACGAGTAAGCAAGGACACTATCTGTCAGCTCAGCTAGGGCTTCCTCCGAACAGTAAATTCACGACCCTGTACATGCCTCCGCGTCCGTTTATGCGAGCCACCTACGCTCAAAAACGAATGGATTGGCAGGAGAAATTTAGGTCCCGCTTCCTAAAAACTTTCGACATAAAGCATTCGTTAGGAGTCATGGGGCAAATGGCTACCGATGACATCAAGCAAACGATTCGAGAAGCAGGTATTCCTGCTGGTTCATTTCCTAAACGATCAGATCTAACGATGGCACTGATGCAGGCAAGAGGAGAAATGGACAAGGCTAAGAAGGCTAAAGGGAAAGGCACTCCGCCTAACAACGTGATGACTACAAAGCCTCTAACGCTGAGTGGCGTCCTGCAAAGCTCAATAACTTGGAAGGTTTCCTAATGTCTCTCAACCTACACGCAATTGTCCGCCAGGCAATTAACGCCAACTACGCGGACGAGACTTTTAAGCTGTATCGATCGGTCGGCCAAAAGAATGTAGGAGGGATTGTCCAAGCGTATTACGCACCAGCAGAGGAGATCCAAGGGAATTTTCAAAGCGAAGGCGATAGTGCGTTGGATCATGCCAACTTAGCCGGACAGAACACCATTATCCGGCGCCTGTACCTCTACGCATCGAGCGACCAGAAGGAGCGGCCTTGGGCAATCTATAGGCCCTTAGCAAGGTCGGGAGATTATGTCGAAGACTCCAAGGGAGGTCAGTGGCTGATCACTGCGGTGATCGAGGATTTTTCGGACGCAGGTTGGGAAGCGGTCCGCTGCACATTCCAAACCACGCCTCAGAAGCTGAACATCGTAGAGGATGAAGATGAAAGCACAAAACCTGACCCCGAACATCCGGACAGCGATCCAGGAGTTTCTTGAGATATTTGCAGTTCCGGACGTGGCGCCGGAAAACATTTTCTACGGTAATCAGAACAATCTGGCATTGCCTCCTGAAGGAAACGATTACGTCATCTATTCCTACATCTCAAGCGTCCGCCATGGAACGAGTGCTGAGGATTGGGAGAAGGACCAAACCGATGACAATGTTTACCTCTCAACGACTACAGAGGTTTTGGTTCAGGTCGATTGCTACGCCTCGACATTAAACGGCTCGGACGGCATGAATGCGATGCTGAGGGCTCAGGCCTTGGAGACCGTATGCAGGTCTCAGGTCGGCGTGAAGTTCTTCGTTGATAGAGGAATCAGCCTGCTTCATGCGGATGATCCGAGAGACACAACCATTATCGGAGACTCCGATAACTATGTCCGGAGATCCACGCTGATGATTCACCTCAGCATGCAGAGCCAGATCAAGGTGTCGATGGGATTCTTTAGTGCGGTTGATGTGGACCTGAAAAACGTTGATGTGAGCTACCCGCCGAAGGAAAAGCAATGAACGCGCAACTTGCTTTCAAACTTGGGCGTGCATTCAAGCTTGGACTAATGTATGGGCTTGGGAGAACTTACGCAACAAACCCTGGTGATGCTCAGGATGCTGCAAAGTGGATAACGGTGAATGGCACTCATATACCAGTCGGTAAGAATGGCAAACTGGAAGGGAAAGTAGGAAAGAAGGTAGAAAGCCAGCAGTCCTATCCGAAATCGGGGAAAAATCTCATTGAGAGTCCGCCGTCAAAGGATATTCATAGTTACTTGCAAAAGGCCGGAGGTAATCCCGCTAAAGCTATCGTCCTCTATTACGACAATGAACTGCGAGGAGGTTCGGTTAGCACTGAGGTGGAGATATCTGGGAAGAAGCAAACAGTTTCTGTCGTTTTCGATGGCAAAGGGAGAAAGGAATTTAAGAAATTTTCCGGGCACCTACGAGAAATACTAGAGGTTCTTCCTTTTGTTCCAGAAGTAATAGAAAAAGGCTCCTACTTCGGGAGGAAAGAGGCTGTCAACCATACTCCGCAAGTGGCCTTTCATACAAAAATGAAAAACGTAAGGGTTAATGGCATTAAAAAAACAGTGGCTGTCGATATAGGAGAAACGTCAAGCACTGACTTCCATGCGTACAACGTCAACACCGAAGGAAACCGATGGTTTGATAAGAAAAAGGCTTCTTTTGAAATTGAAATGAGAAAAAGAAAAGCCAGAGACGCTGTGCTATTACCGCCACCTAAGGGCTCGGTGAAAGGTTTACACCGGTCAACAGAACAATCTCTAGCTATAGGTGAGATTTTAGAACGGCCCGAAGAGCCGGTCAAGATGTCAGTCCTAAGAATAAGAATTCTATGAAAAAAAATAGCCCCGATCAGTTGGTAGCTGAGCGGGGTTTGAGTTAACTGATTGCAAGGGAATCAGTCAATATGAACATTTTACACGACCTAGCGGAGGCCCTAACCATGGTCACTGCCGTTCCTTTGTATGCAGCTCTTCCTGTTTACCTAATCGGTTACGGGTTCGCAGTTTGGGTGATTGCGAAAGCGATTAAGGCTGTAAAGGATATTTTCAAATAGATGAGTTTCTGGTGTGGCTCATAGCCGCTCCATAAAAATTATCGTCGGCGCCATCTGGCGCTTTTTTATTTTGAGGAAAAATATGTCAATCAATGCATCGCGACTCGTTTCTATCACTCCGAGAGTGATAAGCGCTGGGAGCGCCGATCTTGAAACAAACGGTCTGCTGCTGACCCAGAATGCTCTGATTCCTGCAGATTCTCCGGCACTGGAATTTGTGACCGCCGCCGCTGTCGGGAATTATTTTGGTGCCGAGTCCCCTGAGGCTGACTTTGCTAATCAGTACTTCTCCGGAGTGAACAATCAGCAAAAGGCAATTAACCGTCTTTTTGTGGCCCGAAGAATCAATGCGGATTCCGCCGCTTGGATTAAGTCAGCTCCGATCACTGCTCAACTTTCCGAACTGACAGCAATCAAGACAGGATCCTTGACAATTTCGGTCAATGGCACAGAAAAAGAAGTCGTGAACCTCGACTTCTCCACGGCTAAGTCTTTCAGTGACGTTGCCACTGAGCTGGCTTCTGCAGTAGGCGCGGTTTCCGGCGCCTTTAACTCTGTTCAAAATGCCATCATCCTGACCACCACAGAGACAGGCGATACCGCTTCAATCTCCTTCGCTACAAAAGCGACAACAGGAACGGATGTTTCCGCATTACTTGGATTGACTGAGGATTCCGGCGCCGTTCTCTCTCAAGGTTCCGATGCTCTGACACCTGCTCAGAACATGAATCTTGTGACTTCTGTTTCTCGCAACTGGGTCGGATTCACAACCTTGTATGCAACAGAGGTTGCTGAGGCTTCCGCTTTAGCGGCTTGGGCCGACATTGATGATGACTACGTGTACTTTGATTGGTCAACAGACACAAAGATGCTTGATCAATCTACCCAGTCCACAACGAAAGCCGCCCAATTAGCGGAGAACAACTACAACTGTTTGGCGATGGTTTACGGTACCGCTCAGGATGCCGCGGCCTTCCTTGCAGTTGGTGCCTCAATAGATTGGTCTGCAATTCAGGGTATTAAGACGTGGTTCGCAAAATCTGCTTCCGGAATTAAGGCTTCCGTTCTCAGCGACGAAGTGGCCGAAGCCTTGGATGATCTCAAGGTCAACTATGTCGGAGCATTTGCAACACGCAATGCAGAGTTTGACTTTATCAACCGTGGTTGCTTGCTCTCCGGAATCTATCAATGGATTGATGCCCTGTACGGCATGATTTGGTTCAAAGCACGAATTCAGCGGCAGATTATGGACGGGTTCGCGGCTATCAATCGCGCTCCCTACAACGCTATTGGCTTTGCTTATGTTGAGGCGTGGTTGCTTGATCCCATCAACGATGCCAAACGTAATGGCGTGATTGATACAGGGCTGGCATTGTCCAACTCCCAGATTCAGCAATTGTTGACAGAAACCAACAACTCAACGATCAAGCAGGATCTCTACTCAAAAGGTTATTGGTACCTCATTGAATCTCCGTCGGCAAATGTGAGAACCCAGCGAGGAAGCCCTCGTTTGGGACTTTGGTACACCTATGCTGGCAGCATCCAACGAATTGAGATGCCTTTGACAGCCGTAATGTAATCAAAATTTCACAACAGCAAAGACCCGTCGTGATGGCGGGTTTTTCATTTAGGAATGAATAAAAATGCCCGTACAAAACTTTGACATCACATCCGCCAATGCGTCAGCAGTGATGACGATTGAAGAGCTTTACCCGAACGGTCTGAAACTGGAAAGATTCTCCACAGATGCGGCTATTGTTGCCGATTCCCAGCAGGTTGCCGAGACCCGAATGGGTGTTGACGGTCGTATGGCCGCCGGAGTCACACCGAATATTTATCCAGTCACAATCACGCTTGAAGCAAACTCTCCGACAGCGGCCGCATTTACAACGCTGTTTGAGGCTATGAGCTCAAATAAACAGCTTTACGTTTGCAATCTGACAATCAAGATTCCATCAATTGGCAAGACCTACCAGTTCTCCAACGGTGTATTGCAGACAGCAAACCCCATGCCCGGACTTAATAAAGTCTTGGCTGCCACGACCTGGGTATTCCACTTCGAATCTATGGAGCGCATCTAAATGAGAGAGCCGGTTATCTTCAAAACAACAGACGGCGATAAGCAGCTGACGTTCAAAATTTACCCGTTCCCAGCAACGAAATCAGAAGACCTCTTAATCCGGATTCTCCTTTTGACAGGAAAAAACCTCGATTTAGACGCCTCTGTTTCGTATAAAGAAATTATTAGGGCGCTGGCATCCGTCCCTCACATGGAAGCGAAGGCCCTCCTAGATGAGCTTCTGACATGTGTGTACAAGATTGATGGCAACAATGAGCGTCAATTTTCGTATGACGATGCCGACGGCTACATTAGTAACCCGATGACTTTGATCCGCCTTCGTGTTGAATCCCTGAAGGTGAACTTCAGTTTTTTTCAAAATTTCGGGAAACTGTTCTCCCACGTAGAGCCGAGTTCCTAGCAGATTGCGCGAAGGTTCGGGGAGTTGCCCAAGTTAGCAACTTCCCGCCTTTGTTCTCCCGGCTTATATCCGGAGGAATGGCAACCCTCACGGAGTTGCAGACAACGATCACGCTTGAAGAAGCGTACCAGCTCGATGAGATCCTTCTAGTCAAAAACTACAACGCGTGGCTTGCAAATAAATCGGATTAGAAAATGGCAAAAACAACTGACAGTCTGTTAATCGACATTGGTTTAAATGCCGATGGGATCATTGAGTTTTTCGATAGTCTCTCAAAGAAGATCGATTTCTTGATCAAAAAGTCTGCGGATGCCGGAGACAATCTTGATGAACTTCTGGGCAATCCGATTGGCGATCAAACGGCTGCGGCAGTCGAATCAGTCAAAAATAATTCTGACGCTGCTACTGCTTCAATGAGGCAAGCTTCTCAAGCAGGTCAAAAGGCTGGAAAAGACATTGAGAAGGGAGCAAAACAGGGATCTCAGGCCCTGCAAAAACTCGACTCAATGGCCTCAAAGGTCTTCTCAGCGATAAAGGGATATGCCGGTCCCTTGGCGGCCATGTTCGGCGCCAAGATGATGTTCACAAACTTCATTGATGAGGGCGATAAGTTAGACAAGCTCTCAAAAGAAGTCCGGATGAATGTCTCTGAGCTGGATGCTTGGAGAAAAGCGAACGTGGCTGCAGGAGGTTCTGCAGATGCGTTCACTAATGCTCTGAAATCGTTCACCGACCGCACCGGCGCCAGTGCTTCTGTTTTTCTGCGCATGGGAAAACAGCTCAATGGCATGAACGATGCCCAGGCCAACTATGCCTTGAAGTATCTCGGCCTTACCCGGGAAAGTGCTGCGGTATTTCTTCAGAACAACAAGCAAATGAACGAGCTTGTTGGAAAGTACCGGCAAATGGCACTGTCTCCTAAAGACGCGGAAAACGCCAGACGGTTCAAAATCCAATGGGAAATCACAACCATGTCGATGAAGAACCTCGGCAATCAGGTTGCCAAGGTGTTTCTTCCGTACGTCGACAAGGGGATGAAAAAATTTGGTGAGTTCACGGACTTTGTTGCGCAACATAGTGAGTTCATCAAAATAGCACTGGAATTGGTTGCGGGAGCCGCGGCATTAGCGTTAGGTCCGAAGTCGGCGTTAATGCTGGGTGGGAAGGCGTTGGGTTTATTAGCCAGTCCTGTTGGGTTGGTTGTTGCCGGCATTGTTGCTTTAGCCCTTGCATTAGATGACCTAATCAGTTTTGCAAAAGGCGGACCAAGCGCGTTTGAAGACCTGCTCAGATCAATGGGCACTTCTGACGATGAAATCAAGGAGCTTCGCAAAAGCTTCCAAGATGCGTGGAAAGCCATCCAAGATCTGATGGACGCCCTAAAGCCTGTCGGAGATCTTTTTCTGCAGGCTTTCGGATCTGTCATCAAGGTAGCTATTGAGACAATCGTTCTGACGATAGGGAAGGTTGCTGAGGTTATCGCGAAGGTCATCAACTCTGTATCCGGATTAAGGGATAAGTTTGTTGGTGCTTTTGAATCTATCAAAAGCAGCATTCAGCCGATCGTTGACTGGATCTCCAGTGCTCTGTCAGACATCACAAATTTTGAAATGCCTTCGTGGGTTAATCCCATGAACTGGTTCGGAAGTGATGACAAGAAGAAGGCTGTGGTGGCACCGGCTGGGGCTACTGTCGGAAATGCCGGAGGAGTTGTCAAAGAAAAAGGCAGAACGACAAACATAAACTCTCCGATTTCCAACCAGACTGTAGTCAATTTCAACGGAAATCCGGACAAGGAACAAGTTATTCAAGGAGTTAATCAAGGTGTCTCTCAGGCCATGCAAGGATCTACAGACATGTTGAATAACGCCGCTTCGGGGGTTGATTTCTGATGGCGTCTATAAATTCAATCATGGGATTGTCGTGGGCAGTCGTTGGAAACAATCTGCTCCCGTTTATTCCCTACGTTTCGATTGCTGCAGTTGACGCAGACCAGAGTTCTCGGATTCCAACTGAACCGATCGAAAAGGGCCAGTTGGCCGCTTACAACATTGTGCGGGAACCTGAGCGGGTAAACGTCGAATTTTTGTTCAATGGAAGCTATGCCGTACAGGTTTTGGCGCTCGCAATGTTAGACCGGAGGATGAACAGTACAGACACTTGTACGATTTTTTCTCCGGCAAAAATCTGGCGGAATATGGCTTTGGAGCACTATGACTTCTCCAGAACTCAGACATCTAATGCCTGTATGTTGTCGATACACGCCTCTTTCGTTGAGATCATCACGGTCAATCTAAACCAACAGAAAATCGCTTATTCGCCAAAGCGAGCGACTTCTGCAGTCAAGGTAAACACAGGGCAGGCCCAAACAAAACCGACGATGGCTCAAAGCTTGATCAAATGGGCTGGAGGCCTCGGCAAGTAGAAACCTTTTTAACCATCTGGTTGCAATGGTGGTGAAACATGATTCAAATCAATATTTCAGCTCTTCCATGGCAAGAGTTTTCTGTCGTGTTGGACGGGCAGAACTGCGTCATCAGCCTAAGGCAGGTAGCTGATCACATGTACTGCAATCTGACTTGTGAAGAGGTCGAAATATTCAAAGGCCGCAAGGTTTGCGTGGGAACGGACATCAATACTTATCCTTCTCCGAACTTTAAAGGCAAACTCAGAATGATCGACACTTTGGGCAACTCAGATCCTCAATATGAAGGCTTAAACGACCGATGGATCCTTGTGTATGCAAGCGAGAACGAGGTTTTAAATGGTGCTCAATGAGACTACTTACACACAGAAAGACATTGCTGTAACGGTCGCCATGGATGGACAAGAAGCGATCACTTTCAAAGACTTTGCGATGTCTGTCTCCATTGATAAATCAGGTTGTCCGGCATATCCAAAAGCTTCAGTTGTTCTGAAAGGATTGTCCCTGAACACCATGGAGCGGTTGACACATCTTGGCTTCAAATCCTTTTCTTTGAAGCGGAACAAAATCAATATTTCTGCGGGACAGAAGGGGAAGACCTTATCGGTTATCTTTAAAGGCGAGATCATAAATGCTTGGGCGGACTTCAATACAGCTCCGAGTCCGGTGTTCAAGGTCGAGGCAAATTGTGGCCTTTTTCCCGCTTTAATTCCTCAACCTCCGATTTCTGTCACAGGTAACCAAACTGTTTCAGGCTTGATTGAGCAGATTTCAAAAGAAGTCGGGTACGTTCTCGAAAATAATGAAGTCACTGCTTCAATCCGTGATTGCATTATCAACGGTGACCCAGTGACAAAAATGCGCAGAATTGCAGATGCAGTTGGTGCAAATCTTTTGTTTGATGATGAGAAAGTTGTTCTCATGCCGAAGAAAGGGAGCCGGAAGACACAAGGCGAATTGCCATTGATTAACTCCTCTAACGGCATGATTGGTTATCCAACATTCTCGAACAACGGGATCAACGTCTCATGTTTTTTCCGTCCGGAGTTGAGGATCGGAGCGAATTTCAAACTGGAATCTATCGTTCCTCATGCTTCCGGAACTTGGAAGATCGTCGCCCTAAAACATGAATTGAGTGCGAATGATCCGGCCGGTGGTTCTTGGAAAACTTCAATCTCCGGAATTTATCCGAGGTGGTAAATGTCAGACAAAGAACTTAGTGCGAACTATGACAACTTCGCCTCCAGCAATCCGTTGAACTCGATGGAGTTTTTTATTCGTTCGCTGATCTCTCAAGTGGTAAGTACCTCCTTGCCTGTTGTTGTGACGGCAGTGGAACGTAAAGGAGAAGAAGCTGGCGCCGGATATGTCACGGTCAAGCCACTTCTTCAGCCAAGAAATAATTCAGGAGACGGTTTGGAAGTGACTACTATTCCAAAGCTCCCGTATTTTCGTCTTCAGCATGGCAAAGCCGCGATTATCTGTGATCCTAAGGTGGGAGACATCGGATTGGCAGTTGTGGCAAAGCAAGACATTTCAAACATCAACGGCAGCACGACTCCAAAGGTCCCTGCAACTTACCGAAAATTTGATCCATCCGATTCGTTCTACATCGGGGGATTTTGGGGAAAAGCTCCGGAAGTCTTTATTCATTTGGAAGATGAGGGAACTATCAAGATTAAAGCTCCGACAAAGATCTCGATGGAGGCTCCGGAGTGTGAGGTCAATGCGAGCACCAGTTTCACAGTCAATTCTTCTCAGATCAATTTGAACGGACCGATTTCCGGCGGTGGTTCTGGCGGTGCTGATGCAACATTCACAGGTGATGTAAATGCGAAGGGCATCAGCCTCACCAGCCACACGCACACAGGCGTCCAAAGCGGAAATTCAAGCACCGGCGCCCCGCAGTAAACGAGGAAGTTAGATCATGCCGCATACAGCAAAAACAGCTCTTCTGAGTCCTCAGTCATGGGATCTTCAGCTGACAAAGGAAGGAAACATTCTCCTAACGTCCGGAGCTTTGGCTATAGCTCAGAACTTGGCTAACGAGATTCGGTTGTGGACCAACGACGCTTATTTCCAGCAGGCCAACGGCATTGCATGGAAGGAAGCCCAACTCGCCAAAAAGCTGGATTCCTCCGTCCTTGCTCAATTGATCCATGAGGCTGGGAATAGGGTTGATGGTGTGAAGTCCGTTGATTCTGTTGACATTACCGAGTTCAATGAGGAAACGAGGACACTCCACGGAGAGATCACGATAACGACAGAGCAGGACGAAACAGTTTCTTTTGTGTTCTAAAAAATTATGGCTCAAATCATTTTTAATCCTTTGGTCGGCGTTGAACTGCCCAGCACGCAAGAGATTCGTTCTGATCTCGGTTCACGTATTCAGCAGGCGTTTCAAACATCGCCCACAGATCCGCTTTTGAACATCGAGCCCAGTTCCCCGATGGGGCAGGTCCTTGATCTGATCGTGGCCGAAATCGAGGCCAAAAATTCTGAGATTCTTTTTCTGTCGAACATGGTTAATCCGGATCTCGCAACAGGAAAATTCTTAGATGCGCTGGCGGCGCTTTACGGTTTAGACCGCAAAATCTCCGAGCCCACGGTAGTCAACTGCGTTCTGACCGGCCTGAAGGGGACGGTTATTCCCTATGGTGCGATCGCTCAAGATTCTCTCGGCAACCAGTACAGACATTCGGCGGCAGCAGGCGCACGAATCGGAGACACAGGAAGTGTCACTACTACATTTACTGCAATCGAACACGGACCGTTAGAAGTAGCGGCGGGAGCAGTGAACAGGATCGTCACAACGATTGCAGGATGGGACACCATTAACAATCCGTCCGCCGGCGTCATCGGCCGAGATGAAGAGACGGACGCAGAACTTAGAAACCGAATGGTTGAAAGCTATGCTGTCAATGCCACCGGGTATGTCGAAGCGATTGAGGCAAATTTGGCCGCGTTAGAGGGCGTTCTCGATGTCAGAGTTTTAGAGAATCCGACGAATGCCGCCATCACTCAATTTGGCGTGAGCATCAATCCTCATTCCATTCTGGTCGCTATCGTTGGCGGAGAGGATGAGCAGATCGCTCAAACGATCTATCAGCGAAAGGACGCAGGGTGCGGGACTACTGGAACTTATCAGGTTTCGTACACAGATTCTAGGTTCTACAACGCCACCTACGTCTACAACATTGTCAGGCCGCAGAATCAAGCCTTGAAGGTAAAGATCGAATTCTTTGCCACTTCAATGAATCCAACCGAGAAAAACAACGTCATTCAGACTGTGATCAATGATGTTCTAGGACAGGGTGCGAATGACCGCGTTTCTTTGGCGTCGACTGTCTACGCGTCTCGGTTCTATGCCGCAATTCAGTCAGCTACAGCCGTTCCGGTTGCATCCATCCAAGTAGCTCTGGGATCCGGAGCTTTCGGATCCAGTGTCCAGATTCCTGCGAATGTGGAGCCCACGATTCAAGAGTCCGATGTCTCTCTTGTATTCCAAACAGGAGGCTAACGATGGCAGATTCTGCAACTTGGCGGAATATTCTGAGTGTTGAGGATTTCAGAAAACTCTCAAATGTCCGATCGCTTATTTCTATAGCGCTCCAGTCGCAGTATTCGCACTCAGAGCGATACAGACAATTAGGATTACTTTTCAATGCCGAAATAGACGCGTCTCCTCAACTGGACGCGTTTTTTAATTTCATATTGAACCCTGATACAGCCTCCGGGGTTTGGCTGGATTGGTGGGGGAAGCGCGTAGGCGTGAATCGTAACCTCGTTGTTGACGGTCAGGACACTCGGCTGGATGATGAGTTTTTCCGGTTCCTGATTTTTTATCGAGCCGTCGTAAACGTCTCGAACTCTACGGCTGAAACCATTAATTCTTTGCTTACTCGGTTGATAGGCCTGCCGGCATTTGTCACCGACTACCAGGATATGACGATAACGATTCGCATTGTTGGAGATCCCTCTGCTGTCCAAATCGCCATTTTGCAAAACTACGGATTGTTAAACAGGCCTGCTGGGGTTTTGGCAAATGTGGAGACGGTCGTTCCAAACAATCTGGTATTCGGATTCTTCGGATCCAATTTATTGCCCTTTAATCAAGGTGTCTTCAATCCCTCAAAGGTCATTGAGATATGAGTAATTATCCAAAGTATCAATTAAGCGCGGCTATCGCCCAGGACGGAGAAATTACCATTCCTCCGTTAACTTCAGAAGAAGCTGGTTTAGGACGACTCTCTCAGCAAATAGGTTGGGGACGAGAAAATGCTATTCCCATCGAACAAGGCGGCATTCCTCCGTTTAAATCGGACTTCAATGGCGTCTTTTTCTTGCTTTCTCAATTTTTGCTGTGGTATCAACAGGGCGGGATTATGAATTATTCCGCTCTCTTGGACTACGAAGTTGGGAACGAGGTTATGCAGAATGGGACTAAGTACCGCTGCATCCAAGCCAACGGACCATCAACCACAAAGGTGGCGCCTGGAACTAACAGAGCAGTTTGGAAAAATATCGACATTACCGTTCCAGCCGGCGCCGTAGTTCCGTTTCATAACGTGACATTAGGTGGAAGTGATGGGAGACGCCCAGTTTTTTGGGGTACTACTCAAGCCGACGAAGGTTGGATCCTTTGTGATGGCCAGAGTGACGGGAAGAATGGTGTAACTCCAAACTTGATTGGAAAATTTATAAAAGGCTCTTTACCAAAAGATTCGGGCACAACTGGCGGTGCTTCAACTATTGAGATTCCAGATTTGACCGTTAACGGCACAGTTGGTGCTACTGCGCTGACGGCCGCACAGATGCCAGCACATTCTCATTCAGGTAGCACATCTCCTGCAGGTGCTCATACCCACACAAGAGGTTCAATGAACATCACCGGACAAATTTCCGCCAACTGGTTGAGCGTGATTGGTAACGGTCCTCTTGTTTACGTAGGCGATCATCCCGGATGCTCCGATGGTCGTCAAAATGGTCGAGGTGTTTTCAATATCGATGCGTCCAGAACTTGGACGGGAGAAACATCTTCTAACGGCTCTCATCAGCATGGATTGAGTATCGGTTCTACTGGTGGAAGTCAAACGCACACGCACACCTTAACAGCTAACGCAAAGATCACAGGCGTTACCAATGAGCCGCCTTTTTACACGCTCGCTTATTTCTTGCGCTTGCCGGAGTAATTGATCATGGCAGATTCGAAATTCCAATTTCATTACACGCCGACAGGAACCGGAGTTATCAGCGGCCCCGAAGTTCTTCAGCAGACGGAAGACGCCATTAACGATGTTGGCGCGTACGCAGACCAAGCCTCTGACAATTCCGAAGAAGCTCTATCGATCGCTAAGGAAGCTCGGCAAACAGCACAGACAGCAAATTCAACTTCTTCGAATGCATTAGCGGAAGCGAATGCTGCAAATGAAAAAGTTGAGACTTTGAAGCAAGTAGTCGACGATTGGGATGCAGATATACAGACTGCTATTGCTCAATCTAAGAGTGCGGTCGATGCTTCCACGGTGGCAGTTACAACGGCGAACTCGGCACAAACTTCGGCTTCAGCGGCTCAGACTGCCGCTCAAGGTTCAGCTGCTAGTGCCCAAACAGCGGCTAACAATGCGGCCCAATCTCTGCAAACTGCTCAGGCGGCGCAACAGGCAGCAGAAACGGCCCAGAGCAATGCTGAAACCGCACAAACGGCGGCAACAACCGCCCAGACTGCTGCGCAGACTGCGGAAGCGAAAGCTTTAGAGGCGGCGGCAAGTGCCTATGCTGTCAGAGTAATCAATCAAGCGCTCCAAGTTTCGGCCACTATTCAAATCTCGGATTTGAAGCCTCAAGGCAACATTAAAGCTGGTGACACCGTAGTCGGAACAGATGGAAGAATGTTCACGATTGCGTCTGTGGACACATCTGCCGGGACAGCTCTTTTATCTGCGGACTACACGGATTTAACGCCGAGTGTCTCATACGAGGCGGCTCAAGCCCTTACAGAGACGCAACAGACCACTGCGCGGTCGAATATCAACTTTACAGCCGGTGCGGAATCTTGGGCTGAAACTTATTTCAATGGTCACGTTGATGACTACCTGTGTCCGATTCTCGAAGAACTGATCCTTGAAAACGGTGGTACCCAGCAAGAAATTGATGATGCCAAAAACTCTGCTGAGTCAGAAACACCATCGACAAATTAAACAATTCCGAAGGATAAACAATGAAGACCTTAGAACAAGTTAGGCAGGAAATGCTTGCCAAGGCAATGAGCCAGCCGCTGGCAAAATACTCACTGAAGGACTCGGACGGAAGAATTGTTGTTTCCTCCAATGCACCGAGTCAGCACGCGTTTACAGATCCCAAAGATGAGGCGTACGCAGAGAGCCATTACAAGCTATCCGAAAGATTTAAGCGAGATGATGGAGTAATCATCAAATATTGGAAGCTTGAGCCCAGTCCTCAAGGCTATTTCCACAGTGCTGACGGTAATTACTACCTTTCAACAGAACTTCCTGAACTGGATGACAAATTTGTCCAAGAGCGTTACGAACAAGAAGTTAGAGGAGAGCGCAATGCTCGAATCTCTGACACTGATAAATACGTCCAGCTTCCGGACATTACTGTTCAGTCAGTTGCTAAGGCAAAGAGAGCTCAATTAACCGAAGCAGATCGACAGGCGTTATTAAGTTATCGCCAAGCACTCAAGGATCTTCCGGACAAGCCTGGCTTTCCTTTTGTCGACTATCCGGCATTTCCGGAAGCTTTGGCCTACGAATTGGAGCAGGCAGTTGATGCCCGCAACTCTATGAGACAAGGAGGTTTTTTCAATGCTTAAAGAATTAGCAAGCCGGTTGTGTAGCTTATTCGTTCCCCGTAAATCGGTGAGCGGGGGGGGGTAGTAGGCTAATATATGGTTCTGAAGCGGATAGATTGTCGCTGCCGAATTGGAGTAATCCTGTAATTATTTCTTTACCAGATGGCGACGGAAATATTCAAAACTATGTTGCTCCACATGCTTGTTTCGTGGTTCTTGTAGTGGACGATAGTTATCCTCCAGGTACAACTACTTCTTACAGTTTGATAAAAATCGCGAGTGTTTTTGTCACTCTTGTCAGGTCATATCGATACAACAACGCTGTCAATTGTTTCTTAAAAAAAGGAGATGTTGTTACTTTTCAATGGTCAGGAACAGGGGTTCGAGCCATTGTTTATCCACTAAATTTACCGAATTAACACGGGGCGTTTAAGCCCCGGAAAAGGAGCTTAAATGCTAAAACAACTAATTCAACGACTGCTGGATAGTCGGACTACTCCAGCACAGGCGGCGCATAACGCCTCCAGCACTTACACCGAGCCGACATGGTTTAACGGGACACCTACAGTCGGCGACAGTTGGACCGATAATTTATACACGGGCACAGCCCCGTCCGATGGTTATTTGAACGTAAGCGGTTCGGCCAACATCAATACGGCAAATGCAGGATCCATGATTCAGGCCAAAATCAGCGGTGCTCAAATTTCCCAAGTAACCCCCATGTCGGGTCAGGGCTTTAACATGATGGCTCCGATCAGCAAAGGGGCCACGTTCTCCGTGAACGGTATACGCCTAGCCGACATTACAGTGCGATTCTTTAAGTCAATCGGGGGGGGGTATAACTGCACCATTTGGAGGGCTCTGTCATGCTTAAGGCCCTCATTCAACTTTTTGCCGAAAAATTCCTTGTTAGCCGAAGCGACTGGATTTCTTACCAATCCAATCCAACTGTTCAAGCGACGCATATCACGCCTTCAGCGACAGGAGCATGGGTTTATATCGTCTCTCCTTGCAACGGGTGGTTCTGCGTCAAAGGGGTTGCCTCGCAAGTTCTGCTTAGCAACGGGGAGGTTTGGCAGGGGTGCCAAACAACAGAGGCATCTTATAAAGGCTTTTGTCTCCCTGTCTCAAAAGGCTGGTCTGTGGCCTACCTACTATCGACAAACGCCACGAGCGCATACGTCTTCTTTGCTCCGAGTATTGGTAATAAATAACCTTCAAACAGGAGGCGCATTATGCTGAAAAACGTATTGAGCCTCCTGCTGTCGAAGTTCTACAGCAAGGAAGAATCCGAGCTTGTAGGACATCAGGCTATGCCGTCAACCCAAAATGTGGCACTAACCCCGACAACTACTTCTATCGACGACTGGGGTGCCGTTTACAACGGAGTTGCTCCAACTGATGGCTTTGCTTGTATAAGATTTACTGCGGATACAGCCACTTGTATTGCCTCGGCTCAAACACAGAACGTAAACGTCTTTACTACTCCACAAGTCGTGGGTGACATTCTTTTGTGTGCTTGTCCGATAGCAAAAGGGCAAGTCTTTACGTTATGTGCTAGACAGGCTAAAAACATCGAATGCTGGTTTACAAAAACCATCGGGGGGGGTACAATCTCTTAAGAACGATCTTCTGCAAGGAGGTGTGCTATGTCGCTTAAAGCACTTGTACAGCTCTTTGCGGAGAAGTTCTTGCAGAGTAAGAAAAAATGGGTTGCTCAACAACGGAACGTGTCGTCTTCGGATGTGGTTGATCTTTCTCTTCCAAACGACAATGACCTTCATTCTTATGTTCCTCCAGCGGACGGTTTGTTGGTGTTTGGGCAATCTTGTTCGTCGGGAGCTTGTTACTTGGAAGTCAACGCCTCTGGTGCGAGATTTAATCTCGATCAGTCAGGCACTGGAATTTACCAAGGTTTTACAGTGCAGGTTAATAGAGGCCAAACGGTTTCTTTCAAGGCAACCGCAGATAACCGAGGACATTATTCGATCCTTCACTTCATCCCGTTTGTCAGTCAAACGTGAGGTGGGTTTAGGAGGTGCGTCATGCTGAAATCATTGTTTACGCTCCTCCTCTCTAAGTTTTTTAAGAAAACGGATTTAGATTTCATTGTTGGCCAGGTAATGCCAGATGGGTGGTATAGACGAATCGTTGTAAAAGAAAGTGCAATGGGAAGTTTTACGGGGAACTACACAGCTCCCACGAGCGGATATTTTTGCATTACCGGCGGAAACGGAATACTCGTTATAGCGATTCAAGCGCCCGTTCATTCTCGCATCCAAACAAACGAATCCAGCCTGTTGCAATGGCCAGCTGTCTATATTCCAGTAAATAAAGGTAGCACTTTAGATTATCAAATTACTGCAAGCACTAATCAAACTGAGGGAACCACAATCTTTTTTGTTCCTTCCATTGGAGCAACGGCTTCTTAAACACTCCGCCCCTCGACTTGAGGGGCTTTCTTTTTTTATCTAAATATCGGAGGAAACATGCATCTACAAAATCGACGACATAGGGAGATTGAGAGATGTGGGATCAATTTTTAAGTCGTCTGAATAGTTTTGATCCCGGAGTTCTCAAGAGTTTCTTTTTAACTATTGCCGGATGTTTTACTTCCCTTATCAGCAGTCTCATGGGGGAGCATCAAAACCTCTTCTACTGGTTGTTTGGATTTGTGGTCTTCGACTACCTGAGCGGGATCGTAGCCGCTGCCAGAACCGGAACATGGTCAAGCAGAGTAGGGCTCAAAGGCCTTATCCGGAAATTCATCATCCTCTTGGTAGCCATCGGATTCCACGGGGTTGATCAGATATTCAATGAACCATGGATTGGGGCCTGGGCAATTGGTGCTCTTTCTTTGAATGAATTGATTTCAATCCTCGAAAACGTTGAGAAGGCTGGGTTTGGTCAGATCATTCCTCAACGCGTAAGAGACATGTTGGAAACCGTCCAAACGGAACATGAAAAACGCATCAAAGAAAAAGTCCATTTAGGAGAAAGTCAAAATGAATGAGGAAAAATTACCGTTTTCGCAATGGAATCCGCTTATTGCAGAAGATTTTGTGAAGAAGTGGGAAGGTCTGCGATTGAAAGCTTATCGATGTCCGGGAGGAGTTCTTACTATTGGCTATGGACACACAAAAGGCGTGAAACCAGGCCAGTCAATCTCAAGACAAGAAGCAGAGAAATTGCTTCGCGATGACTTGATTGAGCACGCCGAGGGCTTAGCTCCTTACGTTACTTGCAAACTGACCGCAGGACAGTACATCGCATTATTAGATTTGGCATTTAACTTGGGTGTGAGCGCAGTTGCCAAATCTAAGACCCTCGGATATTTGAATTCCGGGAAACTCGACTTGGCAAAAGAGGGATTCCGATCCTTTGCAAAGAAGAAAATCAGAGATAGGAACGGCAATCTGGTTAAGGATGAGCACGGAAAACAGATGTACGAAATCCTCCCAGGGCTGATGAATCGCCGAGAAGATGAGGTGAAATTGATGTGATGAATCCTTTTGAATTGGTAAAGATGGGCGCCGGCGCTTTGTTAGTTGCTGGCGCTTATGTTTTCGGTCTTCACAATGGTCAGAATTCTGAGCAGTTGAAAATTGCTCGAACTCAAATCTCGGAACTCACGGTTACAGTCAAAGACTATGAGACACAATACAAAAATCAGGCTATCGCTCTCGCAGAGATGCGTGCTGCTGAATCTAACGCTCGCGCTGACTCTGACCGCTTGCGCTCCCGCATCACCAGTCTTGAAAAAAGAGCCAAGACCTCTGCCGATAGAGACACAGTTCGATGTTTGCAGTTGGCAGCAGAATGTCGACGATTACTGCAAGAGGTTCGAGGACCTATTGAATACTGTAGAAAAGCGCTACAGTAGCAGGTAAACCCAGAAGGAGGAGCAATGTCGGATATTAAAAAATCTGCTGAAATTTCACCGGACGGTCTATATCGTTACTCCCTAGAACGCACATGGGACGAAGGCAAACCGACTGTCCTCTTTGTCTGTCTGAATCCGTCCACTGCTGATGCTGTAGAAGATGATGCGACAGTCCGCCGTATGATCAATTTTGCCCGTCAATTTGGCGCAGGCCGTCTTCTAGTTGGCAACCTTTTTGCCTTCAGATCAAAAAAACAGAATGACCTTATCAAGGCTACGGATCCAGTCGGACCTGAGAATGACAAGTATTTGGACAAACTTATTAAGTCAGCAGATATTGTCGTAGCGGCCTGGGGAAACTTTGGGTCCTATCTTGATCGAAGTTCTCAGTTTAGAAAAAAGTTCCGAAGGCACAATATTAAATGTTTGGCAATGAATGAGGGTGGAGAGCCAAGGCATCCGCTTTACGTACCGGAAGGAACTAAGCTTAGGGACATGTGGTAATTGATCTAAGCAGATAAAGATTTAACTTTTCTTCAAGAAATGGGAGAAACTATGACGAACGATTTAGAAAAATACGGGATTAAAAACAGTGAACGAACTCCGTGCGAAATCTGGACCCGGGTGATGGGCTACCATCGTCCGATTTCTTCTTTCAATATCGGTAAGCAGGGAGAAGTCGCTGAACGCAGATATTTTGATGAGAAGAAGTGCTGCTGTCGCAAATAGAAAAGCAAAGAGACGCTCGGAGCGTCTCTCGCCAACCGCACAGCTGCGACCCATTTAGATCTATTATAAATAGATGATTTTTTCTTTCGAACTAGGATGATCTGGGTCTCTCTTGAGGCCCTTTAGATTTTCTTAGACAATCCTCTGAGGTAGGCACAGAGGTAGGCAAATTGATTCACTCCTCTAAATCCCTTGTCCTGCAACGATGTCTAATTCCAGTTGGGGCCACCACCTCATCTATTAAATCCAATTAATTGAAGTCAGGATGGAACAGATTCTGAACCCCAGCCTTCTGTAAACGTTATTATCCTCTTTCAGGTCAGCAGAGCATTTGTCTTTGAAATTAAATGGCTCTGAAATTTTCTAATCCAGGGAACTGTTCTTGAAATGATTCAAAACAGTCTCAGGGTTCTTTGCATATTTTCCCGATAGGAAATCTTTGCTAGAGTTAGTAAGGTGCTCTATGCCTTGTTTAAGTGAGTTCCCCGCGTAAGCGGGGATGAACCGAGGCCTTTG